AGAGTATACAACAATATCAACAATGCGTAGGAGTTCATAACAATGGCAATAACTAAAACAAAACGTACTGAAGAAACTAGAGAATCTACTTCAAAAATTGAAACGTCTTCATTTGAAGAGGAAAACTATCTTGATATACCTCAAGCTGTTAAAGATAAATTTAATAGTCAAGGTATGACTTTAAGATGGATTAGAGTCGCTTTAAGTGGAGAGGATGATTATAAAAATGTAGGTAAGAGACAACGTGAAGGTTGGACTTTCGTTTCACCTGAAGAAGTTCCAGAGTTAGCTTCGTCTTCAATCGTAAGAGAAGATGGCAGATATAAAGGAGTCGTAAGTAACGGAGATGTTGCTCTTGCAAAGATGCCTATTGAAAAATCTGAAGCAAGAAGAAATCACCAACTTAAAAAACATAAAATGCAAGAAGATTCTTTAGATGCTAGATTACGTGCAGAATCAGACTCACGTATGCCTATAACGAACTCAAGTAAATCAACTGTTACAAAAGGTCGTGAACCTCGTTTTCAACGATAGTTTGTAATTATATTAATAATACACTTATGAAGGAGATAACAAATGAGTGCAAGTAAAGCATTATTTGGAATGGTCCCAATGAGAAAAGTTGGTTCAAATTACAATTCTACTGCTCAATCTCAGTATGCAATTGCCAATGGACTAGCTTCTAATATCTTTCATGGAGACCTAGTAACGATTTCTGCTGGTAATCTTACACCAGTAGCAACGACTACTGATTATGCTATAGGTGTTTTTATGGGATGTGAATATACAGACCCTACTACAAAACAACCTACGTTTAGTCGTCATTTTCCTGCAAATACTTCAAGTGCTATTGGTAACCCAGTAGGATTTGTTGTTGATGACCCTTATGCATCTTTTATGATTCAAGCAGATGCATCAGTTACTGCAGGTGATATTAACTCGCAAAACTTTGAAGTTACTTTAGGTGCAGGTTCAACTGTTACTGGTAATTCAGGATTTGGTATTAAAGCTGCTAGTAGAGCAACTGCAACCAAAGCTGTAAGACCAATAGCAATGGTACACGAACCAGGCAATGCCTTAACAGGTGCTGATGGTGCGTTCCCTAAACTTGAAGTTAAAATCGTCCAGCATTGGATGAAACGTCAAGCAACAGCATAACATAGAAGGAGAAATATAATATGGCTATAAATAGAGCAAGTATTGCAAAACAACTTCTTCCAGGACTTAATGCTGTCTTTGGTGTTGAGTATGGTGAAGTTAATGATGAGCATACACCCCTATTTGAAACAGAAAATTCAGATAGGTCTTTTGAAGAAGAAGTGTTATTCACAGGATTTGGCACAGCTCCAGTAAAATCTGAAGGTGCTGCTGTTTCTTTTGATGAAGCACAAGAATCATTCACAGCTAGATATAATCACGAAACAGTTGCTTTGGCTTTTTCAATTACTGAAGAAGCAATGGAAGACAACTTGTACGACACTTTCGCAAAAGTTCGTGCTCGTGCTTTAGCTCGTGCAATGGCTAATACTAAACAAGTAAAAGCTGCTGCTATTTTCAATAATGGATTTACAGCAGGTGATAGTGCAATTGGTGATGGACAAGCTTTCTTTTCAGCTTCACACCCAGTTGTAGGAGGTGGAACTCAAAGTAATATTCTAGCTGCTGCTGATTTATCAGAATCAGCTTTAGAAACTGCTTTGATTGCTATTGATGCAACAAAAGATGACAGAGGTATCTTAATTGGTACACAAGCTGTATCTTTACACATTCCATCTGACCTTAAATTTACTGCAGAGAGACTATTAGCTTCTCCAGGTAAAGTAGGGTCAAATCACAACGACATTAACGCAATTAGAAACATGGGAGTAGTTCCTGATGGATATTATGTAAATAGAAGATTTACAAATTCCAACGACTACTACATTAAAACTGATGTGCCTAATGGTGCCAAAATGTTTGTAAGAGTTCCTCTACAAACTAAAATGGAGCCAGACTTTGATACAGGTAACGTCAGATTTAAATCAAGAGAAAGATATTCTTTTGGTGTTTCTGATTGGAGAAGTTACTATGGTTCACAAGGAGCATAGATAAACATTTATAAGGGGTCTCTTATGAGACCCTTTATATTTTATATAGGGAATAAGAATGACTAATTTAAGTACAGTAAGACATGTAACAACTTCATCAGGAGACTTAACAGCAGTTGCAGTTGGTTTTCCAACAAGAATTAGAGGTTTTAATGTTTTAAATTCAAAAAATGCAGTAGGTACATTTGAAATAAAAGATGGCTTAACAACAGGAGCCACTAAATCAAGAATTAAAATTAATATGCCAGCAGATGGTACATTGGACACCTATCTAGCAGATGAAGGTGTTAGATGTGAAACTGGTGTTGTAGTAAGTGCAAGTGTTAGTGTATATGCTACAATTTACTTTGGATAGATAAATGGCTAGAAAAGCTAAGAAAAAATCTAAAGGAATGGGAATTAAAACAAGTGTTAAGTCAGGTAATTTTTTACCTACTAGCAAGGGTGCAGGAATGACTGCAAAAGGAGTAGCTGCATATCGTAGAGCAAATCCAGGTTCTAAATTAAAAACTGCAGTTACAGGTAATGTAAAAAAAGGTAGCAAGGCTGCTAAACGTAGAAAGTCTTTTTGTGCTAGAAGTGCAGGACAGGCTAAAATGCATAATATTAATTGTAAGAAAACTCCAAAAAAAAGAATATGTGCAGCACGTAGAAGATGGAAATGTTAGATGGCAGATTTTACAACTTTAACAACAGAAATTATAAATACAACTGAGAATGACTCAACAGAGTTTTTAAGTCAATTACCTAATATTGTTAATAGAGCTGAAGAAAGATTAACAGATGAATTAGATGATTATGGTTTAGTAACTTATACTTCAGTTGCAGTTTCACAAGGCAACAATATAGTTACTCTACCAACAGGTACAAGAATTATAAAGAACTTTAATGTTGATATTAATGGAGCAAAGACAAGTATACTTTTAAAGACTGATGAATATTTAAGAGATTATTGGAATGTATCAGCCTCTACAGGTGAACCAAAGTATTATGCACATAAAGATAATACAACTATATTAGTAGCACCTACACCTTCATCAACAAGTAATGGTGAGGTAGTACATATATCAAGACCTACAACTTTAACGTCAGCTTCACCTAGTAATTATTTTACAGATTTTTGTTATAACGCATTGTTTAATGCATGTTTAGTTGAATCATATATCTTTATGAAAAACTTTCAAGTTGTTCCTACATTTGAACAAAAGTATCAATCAGCTATTTCAATTGTTAGAAACAGAGCCAGAAGATTTAGACGTGACGATATGACAAGACCTGCAAGTCCTGCAGGAGCAGATAACACAGTAGTAGATGGGAGTAATTAATGGTCATCAGTAGAAGTTCAATACCACAACAAATAATGAAACCTGGTGTAAAGAAAAAGAAAAAATTTAAACAAGGAAGAAGGAGTAAATAAATGGTTGTATATAACGCAGCTAGATTTCTTGCTAAAAATGCAAAGATAAGAAATAAGCTTAAAGAAATAGGTGAAGATATTGTTGAAAAAGTTAAAAAAGATACTGGTAAAACAATATCTAAAACTAAATTAAAGAATAAAACTAAAACTGTACTAAACAAAGTTGTAAAAGATAAATTAAAAGATAAAGGTAAAGATGTTAAAGTTACAGTATTACCTCCTGGAACTATTAAAGATTTTCAAGCTAAGATGAGAGATGAATTTAAATATGCTCCACAATCTAAAAAAGTAGGTAGAGAAAGATTAAGAAAATCTAAACAGACAAAAGAAAGTGAAGCAGATTTTGAAGCTAGACTTGATAAATTAGCAAAGCAAGGTGGAGTTACTTCTTACAAAGAAAGTCAAAAAGGTAAACAATATGTAACTGAATCAGGTAGAACAGGAAGATATCCTAAAGCAAAAGATGTTACAGCAGACCAAGCTGCTGACGAGATGGGTATTTCTGGTAGAAAAAATCAAAAAATTGATACAGCATTATTTACTAGAAAAGGTTTAGCTGATGCAGGTATGGAAGAAGTTCAAGGTAAAGTTGGTGGCTTAGTTAAAAAATTAAAGAAACCTAAAAATAAACGTAGCTATCGTGGTTATGGTGCTGCAAGAAAGGGTTAATAATGGTTGCAAGATTTGGTAAAAAATTAGTTGAATCAGGTTTTACATCAGTAGCTAAGAGTAGAAAAAATTTAGCTTATCCTACAAAACTTGATGCTAAACTTGATAAACTTAAAACAGATATTAGTTCAAAAGAAAATCAATTAAAAAAACTTTTAGAAAAAGAATTAATTAGTAAAAATAAATATCAAACTTTATTAGATGCATATAAAAAACCAAGACAAAAAAAGATATTTAAATTACAAGACCAAATAGCTGCAAGAGCAAAAGAAATGGAAAGAACAGGTAAGGTTCAAACCACTAGAAATAATCCAAGACTTGCTGCAAAAAAAGAAAGAATGAATCTTAGAACTGCAAAAAAAGGTGGTAAACTAAGAGGTATGGGTAAAGCACTACGTGGTGGTGGTAAAGTAACGAGAGGTTAAATGTCTTATAATCCTTCAGGTTCATATAATTTTAATTTAGAAATAGGTGATGTTATTCAAGAAGCTACTGAGATGATTGGTGGTGAGGTAACTCTTGGTGAAGAACCTAGAAGTGCAAGAAGGTCAATTAATTTAATATTAAGTGATTGGCAGAATAGAGGTGTATGTTTATGGACAACAAATACGACAACTGTAAGTGTAGCTGCTAGTACATCTCAAGTAAGTTTAGGTAGTCATGTAAGTGACGTAATGCAAGTTGTGGTTAATAGAGATGATACAGATTTAGAAATGACACGTATATCTTATGAAGAATATTTAAAGATACCTAATAAAGGACAAACAGGTAGACCCTCACAATATGCAATTAAAAGATTTAGTGATAATGTACAATTATTTATGTGGTCAGTACCAGATGTAAATACTGATAAATTAAAAATTGAAAAGATTGATTATATGCAGGATGTAGATAAATCTGCAATACAAAACGCAGATATGCCAAGAAGATTTTTACCTGCATTAACAACTGGTTTAGCTTATTATATGTCATTAAAAAGACCAGGTATATCTGAAGCAAGAGCAAAGTTTTTAAAAGCTGAGTATGAAGAAAGACTTGGTTTTGCAATGACTGAAGATAAAGAAAGAGCATCTTTATATATTACACCTAAGATTGGTTCAATATAATGGCAGTAGGTAAACGAGCTAAAGCAGTATGTGACATATGTGGATTTGTATATCCTCATAATGTAATGAAAAAAAATAGTTTTGGTTTATTAGTTTGCCCTACAGATTTTGATGGAGCTTTTGATGAAAAAAATCATCCACAAAATAAAGCACCAGATGTAAAAGATGATGAAACAATTAAAGACCCTAGACCAACTCAAAATGAAGCATTTACAAGTTGGAATAATCAGGAGACTAATTGGGAAGCAACAACAAATTTTTGGAATATAGTGAGTAAAAATAATGCCTGATTTAACTGGAACAAAGATTTCTAATACATATAAAAGACTTATGCAAGTTAAGTCTTCTGATAATGCAGGGATAACCTCATCTCTACAGACTATTCAGTCAGGTGACAATGTTGACTCACCTTTACAACTTTCAAACTCTATATTAAATGTTAATGGTACTTTTGCAATAGGTGGTGTAAACCTTACTGCAACTGTATCATCTTTAAATGCAACTGCAGATATTTCAGGTGGTGAAGGTTATGTAGTTGTATCAGGAACTAATGTTTATAAAAGAGCTTTTTCTGCAGGTAATGGTATTAATATTACCAGTAATGATGGTGTTGCAAGTAATACAGGTATTGCCTTAACAAGTACAATATCTAATGTTCAAAGCTTTGGTGCTTCAGCAGTTTCAGCTACTACATTAGATGTATCAAAAACTATTACTTCTTCAATTGTAAGTGCAGTAGATATAAGAGGAGCAACAGTAAGTGCAGCACAATTAAATGCAGCCAATGCAACAATTGTAAGTACAGTATCAGCAGGGTTTTTCGTAGGTGATGGTTCAGGTCTAATAAATGTTCCTTCTGCTGAAGGTGGTACAGTAAATTCAGTGGTTGCAGGGACAGGACTTAATGCAACTGTTAATGGTGTTACTTCAACAACTGTAAATACGAGTGGTACTATAAATGTTAATCCTAATCAATCTTTAGGTACAGTATCAGTTTCAACAGGTTTAATTGTTCCACAAGGAGCAATAACTTTTTCAGTTCCAGTAAGTGGAACTTCAGCAGTCTTTACAGGTAATGTATCAGCAGCAAATATTTATGCATCAACAAATGTATTTGTAGGTGGAACTGCAGTGCCAACTGCTTCAAATGTAGCAGCAGTATCAGCATTAGTATCAGTAAACACAGCAGCAATTACTTCTATTAATGCTATTGTTGGAGACTCTATTGCCACAAGTGCAGCATTAGCTGCAGTTTCAGCAGCTATGGCTACAAGTATTAATAATACTAATACTGCATTAGCAACAACTTCAGCAGCATTAGCTACAAGCATAGGTAATAGTAATACTAATATAGCTGCAGTTTCAGTTTTAACTTCAGTTAATGCAGCAGCTATTACTTCAGCAAATACAGTTATAGGTGCAGTGTCTGTGCTTACAAAAACAAATTTAGATGCAATCACTTCAATTAATACAGTTGTAGGAACTGTTTCATCAACTCTTGCAACAAGTATTGCAAATGTTTCATCAACTATGGCAACTTCCATAGGTAATTCAAATACTAATATTGCTGCAGTATCAGTATTGGCTTCAGTAAATCTTGCAAGAATAGTTGCAACTTCAGCAGCTTTAGCTACAAGTATAGGTAATCAATTACCTAAAGCAGGTGGAGCAATGACTGGAATACTTTCAGCAACTGATGTTATATGTAGTGGAGTAGGTGTAGATGTAGATGCACTATTAGGAAAAGATTTAAGAATTGCAAAAGCTGCAGTAGCTGACATAGTAAGTTTAACTGATGGCACAAATATA